GGCCATTTCGGTTCCGTTGATGACCAGTTCAGTCATCGTGCCGTTGTAAATGAGAAGAGTTGCGGTGCCGTTCCGGTGAGGATCGACAACCAGGCCAGTCCCGTTGTAAACGAGAAGTGCGGCAGACCCGTTGTACTGAAGCGTGACGCCAGTCCCGTTGAATGCCGAGATCTGCGCTGTGCCGTTGACGTTTGTCTCAGTGAGCGTCCCGCCAATGCACAGCGGAGGGTGCGTGAAGGGCGCAACGCCAATCAGGCGCTTCAGGAAGAATTTGCCACGCGCGGTGCGGAATGCCACGCCTCGCTGAATCCGCGGAATGCGTGCCACAACCGGATGAGGCGTGACGGTGACGACAGTAACCGGGGTCGGCTGGTACCTGCCACGGCGCAGCCACGGGAGGAACCTTGGCGCATTGTGACGGATCGGCACCGGCACCGTAGCGGGAGCAGTCGCCACGGTGACCGTGACCACCTGGGCCAGGAACTTGCCCCGCCGCGCGAACGGCAGCCGGATCGGATCGTGCCCGAACTGGACGCCGATGCGGACCTGGGCGCCAGATGGGGCCTGCCCAATCAGGCCGCGCCTGAAGGGCGCTAGGCGTCCCCTGGTGCGTGCTGTGATGCTCTGCGGTGCGGGGGCCTGGACCGTGACCACCACGGCCACAGGGACCGGCTGGGCGATCCGGCCGCGCCTCGGCAGAGGCAGGAACCTGGGAGCGTTATGGCTGACCGGACGGCTAGGCGGCGGCGGCGGGGTGACAATCACCGTCACCAGGACGGGCGGCGCAATGCTGCCCCTGCGTGCCAGCGGGAGAATCGCCCTGCGGCGCGCTACGGGTACACGGACGAGTACGACAACCGGGGGCGGTACCGGCTGGAACTGCCCACGGCGAAAGGGTATGTTACGCCAACGCCGCATTGGCAGTTACCTTCCGGGGATTACTCTTCCCACTCCACGGACAGTGAGATCTGATGCCCAGCGGGCAGGGCAACCAAACGGTTAGCGAACGCAATGCCCAGCGACGTAGAGCCACCGATGCGCCACTCTTCCAGCAATTCCCAGGGAAGATCTGCGCCACTCTGGGTATTGAACGACACCGAAAAGGCGTCGGCCGCAGTCGCGCCCAGCGTGGGAGGGGTACCAAAGACGGATACCAGGCTCACCGCGTTTGCCGCCGAGCTAGGGTCAAGCTTGTTGGTCGTGGCCGCAGTTGGCGTAGCCGCTGCCCCCGTGGTCACATTGAATCCGACGCGGACCTGCTGAGAAGTCGGCACAACCGCCGTGGTGGTAGAGACGCCAAGAGTAACCCGGCGCAACCTGGCAACAGTGGCCACATAACCAAACCAGCCAAAGCCAGTGTCGGCGGCGATGGCCGCAGACGAGAGAAGCTGAGCGTTGTAACGCGCCATGCCGGGATTCCTTTTACCTTAGAAGAAACTACCGTATTGACCGATGATGTACGGTGAATTGTCTTGCGACGGAACAATTACCGGTGGAGTTCCCGGCAAAATAAGCTGCTGCTTGCGCCGCATGCGGCGGTTATACTGAGGGCTTCCGACCTGCGGCACGGGCATGCCCGAAAAAGGGAACGACGTTGGCGGGCCAAAATAGATCTCATCGAAGAACACCACCTGGCTGGCCGCCGTTGCGGTGAAGCCGGGATAGACCCGGGCCAGGGTGGTGGAGGCGGGCGCGGTGCCTTGCAGGCTGATCCAGGTCCAGGTGTTAGCAGCCAGCGGGATGGCCGAGCCGGTATTGGCGGACAGGAATGTGCTGCCGTTGTACCAGTCCCAGGTGGGGGTGATGCTCAGCCCGGCCGTGGTGGTGTAGACCGCATAGAACAACTGGTAGGTCAGGGTGGGGGTGGCCAGCGGGAAAGCCTGGTTGGCCGTGTTGCAGATGCCGTTGGCCACGCCCGAGGCCAGCGATGTAATGGCCAGCGAGAAGCCACCCTCACGGGCCTGGGCGGCGGACTGGGCGATGGTGCAGTTGGCCAGCACCGACCAGGACGCGGCCGAGGTCTCCATGGACTCGCTGTTGTAGCTGAGTTCATTGCCAGCTATAGCCATGGCGACTCAGTTTTCTAGGTAAATCTTCATACCCTGCATATTGATCAGGTTTGAGGCACTGCTAGTACCGCATGCGCAAGACAGCCATAGGTAATATTGGGTACCCCCGGTAACGTCCAGCGTCGAACTTACCGAGCTAACGTTATTGGCTGGCATTGAGCCAGAGGCGGGGAACCCTGCGCCGCCCAGCGTCCCCGACGTAGACAGGGAAGACGTTGCGGCATCACTGGCGATAGTGCGCAGAATTACATCTACGTCAAGCTGCCAAGGGGCCAGGGTGACCGTGCTGGCGGCGGGAGTTGCGCCGGTAGAGCCGAGCAGTAGGCCACCTGCCGACCAGGCCGCAGTACCCGAAGACAGCAGTCGCAAGCTCATCGTGAAAGTAGGCGCGCTAGTCGTCCCGACCTGACCGTAAGCGCGAATCTTCAGGGAGGACGACAGCGTGCCCAGCTTGTTAAAGAATGTCGCTGGGATCTGCGGTATCGGGTAGCCACCCATCAAGCTCGCCTCGGTCGTAAACGTGGCAAGCTGAGTGCCCGCCGCCGAGAAGCTGTAAAACAGCTCTGGCTGCGTCATTGTGTAACCCGACATACGGCCTTCCTGCTTTCCCTGGATGCGGGGACGGGATTTGAACCCGTGACCTTCTGCTTATGAGGCAGACACGCTAACCGAGCTGCGCCACCCCGCAATGAACCCTGAGCGGGAGTAGTACACTCCCGCCCAGGGTTTTTCACAGGCCGTGGTCTCAGCTCGCCAGCTACCGGCACTGCTTCCCGTGGCGACGGGGGGCGCTGGCCACGCACGGCTGCCAACTCTCTGGCGATTGGTTCCAGCCAGAGCTTGAGGCGGACGAAAGTATCAACGGACATGGCCCCGTAGCCGACGAGAAGTGGGCGAACCGGGTCACCAAGCAGATATCAACGCGATCTGTGTTCCGCCTCGCGCGCATACGCGCGTTGTACTGTATAGGTGCCTCCATGCGGAGGCACTTGTTAAAAGCTCTTACTATCAGTCTAAAAAAATAAATCCCAAAAAATACCATCACCAGTGGTCACCTTCCGCCTTACGGCTCCGGTGACCCGGCCTGACCTGCACAGACAGTCAGAAAAAAAAGTTTTACCTGTTCCCATTCCACCGCCATTGCAAAACAGGAAGACCTGCGCTCTAGGTGCTCTACATAGCTCTACATTTCGTGTACCATCACCTAGACTGGAAGCACCGGCCCATTCGGGCGCTTTTCCTGTCAACTTCCAAGTGGGGGTCCATGTACGCTATCCGTAAGTTTGCTGGCAGGACGGGCGGCATAGGCACCGCACTTCCTGACCCATTCGGCATGATGGGCCAGTCGCGGGTCAAGTTCCGCCTGGGCGGCACTAGCATGATTGCTGGCGCACCCGGCTCGTTCAAATCGGTCTTCGCGCTCAATCTGCTCACGAAGTGGGCAGAGACGAACTCCATCCTGTACTTCAGCTTTGACTCCGATGAGTTCACCGTGGCGAAGCGCCTGAGCGCGATCCTGACCGATGACGACACGGACACCGTTGAGCGTGACCTCACCAGGAACGGGCGCTACACCGCAGCTCTGGCCCGGGTCAACTCCGCGAGCTTCGTCTACCGGAATTTTGACCTGAGCGGCATAGAGCACCACCTTGGCGCCTTTGAGGCGGTACACGGCGCATACCCGGACATCGTATTCGTTGACAACCTGATCAACACCGTTGATGACCCAACGGACTGGGGTGGCATGATCAATGTCACCAAGCAACTGGACATCCTTGCGCGTGAGACGCGCTCCCATGTCTGTGTGCTCCACCACGCCTCGGAATCCTGGGCGCAGTACAACCCGGGAATGCCGCCGCCTTCGTGGGCAATCCAGGGCAAGGTGAACCAGATTCCGCGGCTGGTGCTCACGCTGGCCTGCCAGGGCAATTTGCTCCGCGTGGCCTGTACCAAGAACACCAACGGTCCCCAGTCCCCGAACGCCAGCGATTACATGTCGTTTACAGTCCAGCCGAGCCTGAGAGTGGACCCCTTTGAATACACAGGAGCCAGTCAGTATCAAGGTGCCAAAGAAACGGTGCCGCATCTGTAAAGACGAGATCGTACCCGATGGTTACGGCGACTGGGTACACGCGGACCTGTACTACATGTGTGCTGGCAAAGAAGGCGAGGTAGCAACACCATGAGTGTAGTCATAATCGCGGACTCCGAGATTGACGCAAACCGGCGCAAGTTCATCGCCGCCCTGCGGTCGGGGAGGTACACCAAGATCCGGGGCATGTATTTCGGGGACGATCCCTTTGCGTGCTGCGCGGCCGGTGTTGCGGCGCGGGAGTTGGGCGTTGTCTGGGATGGCATCACCCTGACTTCCGTCGCCGTTTGCACAAAGCTGGACATTCCACCGTTTGGACTGCTCATCAATGACATACTTCGCTGGAATGATGAGGATGACCTGCCTTTCGCAGAGATCGCAGATCGCCTTGAAACTGAATGGGGTCTTGCGTGACGGACCCGGAACTGTCGTTTCCCACCGACAACGGGCGCTACTACAAGCACCCCACGAAGCCAGCATCGGTGCCGAGTGTCACCAACATCCTGCGCCAGAAGAACAAACCGGCAATCGCTGGCTCGCAAATCCGCAAGGCGGCTGAATACGCGACAGACAACCGCGAGAAGCTTGCAGCGCTCACCCGGGACGAGGCCGTAAGGCTCATCAAGGGCACGCAGTACCAGGCAAGCCCAGAAGCCAGGATCGGGGATATCGTCCATGCCTGGGTAGATCACTTCATCAAGACGGGAGAGCACCCTAAAGATGCACCGCCTATTGAGCTGAAGCATGGTGAGCAAGTCGCCTTCACGACTGCGCCACTGACGGCGCGGCGCATGTGGCTCTCATTCGTGAAGTTCTGTGAGGTGCGCAAGCCCACTTTCACCGCGGCCGAGTTCACCGTCTGGTCCTATACGCACGGCTACGCGGGGACTGCCGACTGGTCGGCCGTCATCAGTGACATGCTCGTCCTGGCCGACACCAAGACAGGCAAGGGCGTTTACGGCGAAGCCGCCTTGCAGCTCGCGGCGCTCAGCAAGGCCGATGTGATGCTCACAACGCAGGGCATAGAGACCGAGCTGCCCAAGTATGACCGCGTTGCGGTGCTGCACTTGCGGCCGACCTTTCACACGCTTGTCCCTATTGACAAACTCGACTCCTGCCTTAAGGCGTTCCTCGGCTTGAAGGCGATGTTTGACCATGAAGTGGAGAACGGAGACAAAGTGCTCATGTACTCACCAAAGATCGAAACAGATTACCGGGGAGCCTGACGTGGCCGCACTGATTGCCGTTGACGTAAATGAAGAGTTCATCACCAGGCTTGCCGAAGCCATCGCTAAGGCAAATCTAAGGGCCGGGGGAGTGCTACCCAGTACCGATATACCCCCGGGCGCCGCAAACGGCTCCCAGTCCCTACAGGGAGGGTCTGAACCGGCATTCCAGGGAGACCCCTGGGCCGGTACCGACACGCAGCCCACGCAGCCGCCCGCGGCGCCTACTGGCACCACGACAATCCAGGGCAAGAACGGCCCAATTCAGGTCACCTTCGCCGCTGGCCCCACGTGCACCTGCGGAGTCCAGTCAGCGCTTTACACGGGCTGGACGAACGGGAAGCAGTGGCGTGCGTACCGCTGCGCCAAGGGAGCTGGGCCGGGCGATACCTGGAAGAGCAAGTGCGACTTCTCGCAGTGGGCATGACGTGCTGACCATCCTTGGCGTGCCGTGCAAAGAGCGCGATCCGGAAGAGCGCATAGAACCCGTGAGGACGATTCTCGGGGTGCCAGTCACACCAACCTCTCCTGTAACACAAGACCTCAAAAACCGGCAGGGCGCGGAAAGGATTTGAATGGTGAAGAGACCCTTCAAGGTGGGTGATCGTGTATATCTGCGGCTCAGCCCTGAGAACGTGGGCACCGTAGCGAAGACGACGCCTGATTGCTTCGTGGTGGTCTATGACGAGTTGTTTGACAAGCGCCAGAACGGCGCTCCCCGTTCACGGTGGTCCTACCTCTGGACTACTTCCCCAAGGTTCGCTCTTGGCGAACCGCCAGCACCCAAACCATCCGTCAAGGAAGAGGCAGCGTAATGGCCAGAGCACGCAAGGTTGAGGAAAGCATCGTCCAGCGCACCAAGGTCAACCGTATTCAGCTCACCCTGACCGAGGGTGAAGCGGATTTCCTGCTGGCAGTCCTGTCCAAGATCGGCGGTAGTCCGGTGAAGAGTCCGCGCAAGTACCAGGAGCGCATCAGTAAGGCGCTCACCGACGCCACCGGCCTGAACTTCACGGATACGGACGCTTACGCGCTGGCCCATGGTGGTCTCATGATGGACAGCTACCCCGACACGGCGAACGGTACTCATCAGAGCCTTCGTTCCCTCACAGGGACCTATCTTGACCCCGTTTATGCCTAACCATGCCTCACCCTAACGCGGACAAGGGCGCACGCTGGGAGCGTTGGTGCTCAGCGCTTCTCAGCGTGGCCCGCACCCTTAGCAAGGGCAAGCACGATGACAGGGGAGACCTTGAAGACCCCTGCTTTGTGTATGAGTGCAAAGACGATGCCAGCAGGTCCCCTATGCAGTGGTGGGAGCAAGCCGAGGCAGCCCGGCTCCGCACCGGCAAGCCGTATGCGGTAGTCCTGGCCAAGGCCCGCATGCCAAAGCCGGGCCAGCCCAGGGGATGGGCACAGATGTCCATAGAGCAGTGGCAGGAATTGCGCGAGTACATCGGAGACCTAGAGGCTGCATGCCGGATGTATGGCGTTCATGCATTCCTGGGAAACGACGGCAGGATGCATCTAGCCGGGACCGGGGCAATTCTAGAAGGTGACGATGCCCAATGACAAATCAGAGGCGAAGGTTCAGCTCACGATATCTGCGGTTCTGGACTATTACGGCGGGGACACGTCGCGGTGCCGTGGCCGCGGTTGGGCCACTATTCGGTGTTGCTTTCATGATGATCGTCACCCGTCAGCGCGCGTCAATCTCGTTCTCAATGCGTTCTGGTGCCCTGCCTGCGGTATGAAAGGCGATGCGATCGGGATAGTAATGCAGCAAGAGCGAATGGACTTTAGGGAGGCGTGTGTCTTCGCGCAAGACGTACTTGGCGCTAGCGGCCAGAACCTACGCCGACCAGATGCGAGACCCGAACGTAAGCGCTGGCGCAATAGCCTATTTGACTGAGCATGGGATTGGCGAGTATGCGATTGCTAGTAAGTATCGACTGGGATATGTTGCTGAGCCCCTTCCGGGCGATGAGCGTTTCCTTGGAACCCTCGCAATACCATACTTGTCCCGAACAGGACCCGTCGCTATCAAATTCCGCAGACTTGGAGATAGCGGACCAAAGTACGGACAGCACAACGGACAGAAGAGTCGGCTTTACAATGCCCCTGCCTATTTCGATGCCGACCAAACCATTGGGATCTGCGAGGGAGAGATAGATGCAATTGTGGCGACAGAGCGACTGGGAATTCCCACAATGGGGATTCCGGGTGTCGATACATGGTCAAAGATGGCTTCAGTTTGGGGTCCGGTCTTCAAGGACTTCAGAAGGGTCCTCGTATTTGCTGATGGTGACGAGCCCGGAAAGCGTCTGGCTGGCGACGTGGCCGAGTCTCTTGGCTGGCGTGCGCGCATTGTTCAGTGCGATGCGGGGGAAGATGTCGCATCTACGGTCGCGGCGGGCAATGCGGAGGTACTACGCAAACTCACGATGGAGGTAAGGTAATGGCTATCAAGATTGCTGGCCGGGATGTCACCGACAACTGGATTGATTTTGCGGTGCGGTATCCCGATGGTGAAATCATGATCGTGGAATCCGAAGAGGATGCCGACGCTATTATCCGCCTCGCGGAAGTGGTGGGAGTCAGGTACGGGAAGATGCGGCGAGAGGTCTTCGTCACTGACTGGGAGCCCGTGTGAGGCTCCTTGTAATCGACATAGAGACCACGCCTTTCCTTTCCTACGGATTCAAGCAGTGGCAGACAAATATCTATCCGGCCCAGGTGGTCAAGGTCCCTGAAGTCCTGTGCTTCGCGTGGAAGTGGCATGGTAGCTCAGGGCCGGTTGATTTCATTGCAGGTGATAACCACCCCAGCGCGGGCTATACCGATGACCTCATGGCAGCCCAGGCACAGGATCTTCTGTCGGCTGCGGACGCGGTTGTCACCTTCAATGGGGATCACTTTGATATCCCGCACCTGAACAGGATGATACGGGCGCATGGCCTCGCGCCTCCATCGCCTTACCGGAGCGTTGACCTGCGCAAGACCGTCAAGGCCAAGTTCCTCTATCCCTATGCCTCACTCGACTACGTGTGTTCCGAGGCTGGCATAGGAACCAAGGTCAAGCATCCCGGGCTGCCCATGTGGATTGGGTGCATGGAAGGTGACCCTAAAGCGTGGGCCAAGATGTCCCACTATAACAAGCACGACGTGAGGCTCACAGATAGGCTCTACGACTACTTGCTGCCCTGGATACCCAGCCATCCCAACATGGCGCTTACGGATGACCTGGGCGCCGGTCACTGCCCCCGCTGCGGCTCCGCAGAGCTGATCAAGCAGGGCTTCAAGATGACGAAGACGCGCGTATATCAGCGCTATCAGTGCAAGAGCTGCGGCACGTGGAGTAGCGGCACGCGGAGCATTGAAGGCAGCGAGATCACCGATGCAGCGGCATGACCATGTACGCAACGGGATTGCCCCGGTGAAGGGCTGCGAAATCTGTGACCTGATCGTGCGCGCCGTCAAGAGCGACGAGGAAAAAGAGCCAGATGGCCGCATGCCCCCATGGCTCTGGAATCCAGGCCGGGAGGGTAAATGAGGTACGTCGGCGGCAAGAGCAAGATCGCAGGCAAAATTGCAAATACTATCCTTGCCCATTCAGACAGGAGAGTTGCATACCTTGAACCGTTCGTAGGTGGGGGGGCGGTATTCGCCAAGCTGGGTGATCATTTCCTTAGTAGCGCGTGCGGCGACACCTCGGCAGATTTGATTCTTATGTGGCAAGCGCTGGCTAATGGCTGGACACCGCCGACCAAGATATCGGAAAATGAATATCGGCTCCTTAAGGGCGCGGACCCCTCCCCGTTGCGTGGGCTTGCTGGCTTTGGTGGATCGTTCGGCGGCAAGTGGTTTGGTGGCTACGCCAGAGGTGGATATAGCTCTGACGGTACCCCTCGCAATCACTTCGGAGAATCCACCCGCGCTGCTACTCGCATAGCTAAGTCAATGAAAGGGGCTAATATCGAGTGCAAAGACTACTCTGCGTGGAACGTGAATGATTCCATGGTGGTCTACTGTGACCCACCTTACGCAGACACGCAGGACTATGACGCGATAGACCATTTCAGTCGTCGTAGATTCTGGCATGTCGTGGACGAATGGGCAGAGACCGGAGCGTTTGTTTACGTATCGGAATATAAAGCACCTTCGCACTGGAAAGCGCTCGCAGAGTTCCCGCATAGATTGAGTCTAACTAAACCAGATCAGGGTAGAGGTATGCGAATGGAGCGCCTGTTTATCCCTGAGTGTCAGCTTTCAAGTGGACGGCAGGCAGCATGATATGCGAATGGTGCCGGGTCGCTGGCCAGATCTTGGAGCGCAATCATGGTGATGATGCCTTCAAGGGAGCCATCACGGAAGCGCACAAAAGATGCACGACACGGTGTGACTGCCAGCATCAAGCGTCTTCTGGTCTCAATAGTCTTCTGGTGGTACCTCGCACTGAGACCGGCGAAGAGGAAGGCGCACAACCACCACCGGGGGCCGTTTGTGGGGAAGCTTGAGCCCGCGGGGAAAGCGATCACCTCTGCCGCAGCCCATGCGCAAGAGTTGTGTGATGCCTGCCACGCCACCGAAGCCAAGTTCAGGGTCCTGATTTCCCGGGATAATGATTTGTTCCTGTGCGGGCACCATTTCCGCAAGCACCGTCTGTCAATCGGAATGCACGGCTACGAAGTAAGGGAGCTGTAGTGAGCCAGACAATCACTCACCGCCTGGAAGGCGTTGTGAAGGCGAAGCTTAAGAGCGTTGCCCTTTCCCAGTCACATGAGTTCGATGTCAGTGCGTGCTATGCCCCGGTGATCGACCAGAGCGGCCAGCCTACTGGCCTTGGTCACTCGTGGCTGCTTACCGTCTCGATTCCCAACCCACTGCTTGGCAATCCTGCTATCGCTGTGTCGCTGCCCATCAACGGCGTTGCGCCGCCGCAGCAGATCTTTGAGCAGTGCGCCGAGTTCCTTTTTCAGAAGTGCATGGAGGAAAAAGACAAGCTTATGAAAAAGCCTGCTGCGGTCGGGATGGACCTGACAGGAGCCGTGAAGTGATCAGCGAAGAGGGGATCAAGCGGATTGCCAAGACGGCCTCCGATCTGTACACGGCCCTGACGGAGGATGAAGACTTCACGCCAGAGTTTGCGATGAAGCTCACCGCCGCCGCGATGCCTGCATTGGTGGGCCGGGTATGAACGTCAAGCGTACCGAAGAGGTCAGGTACACCATAGAGCTAACCCAGGATGAGGCGCGATGCGTCTACGTTGAGGCCGCTTTGACTCCTAAGCCGACACCGACACTAGGAGTGCTGGCCAGGAAAATCCGCGCCGCGGCGGGAAGTGAGTTCAGTATATGACCACCTACTACCTGAGTGGCCCCATGCGCGGGAAGCCCGATTACAACTACCCCGTCTTCAATGCCGTGCAAAAGGCGCTGTTCGATTCTCTCGCGGAGGTGGAGGGTTGCAGCTTTGAGATCCTGAACCCTGCCAGCAACTTTGACGGCGATAGTACGCGCTCCGTGTATGAGTACATGCAGGTTGACTTTGAGCAAGTGCTCAAGGCTGATGTGATCGTGCTCTTGCCTGGCTGGGAATCCAGCGAGGGTGCCACGCGGGAAGTACAGATTGCCACGTGGACTGGCAAGCGGTTCATGACGGCTGATCCGATTGGGAGTGGCCGGTACGGCTGGGCGTTCACCGAAGCGGACATGGCGAACCGTGACAACTCGCCGCGCGAGGCCGCACTAACCGAGGCAACGCAGCTCATCACCGGAGACCGTAACAACCAGTACGGGCCACCGACACAGGACTTTCAGCGCACTGCCGACATGGCCAATGGCTTTGGGTTCCAGGTTAATGGCAGTCCCTTGCAGGGGCATCACGTGGCCGTATTCCAGATCTTGCTGAAGATGTCACGCCTGGCCTGGACGCCAGCCAAGCGTGACTCATGGGTGGACACGGCGGGATATGCCGGTTGCGGATATGAATGCGCAGTGGAAGAGGCGAAGGCATGAACAACTGGATTGTCCATGGAACCTGGTATGCGCTCTTGATCAATGACATGTTTGTGATCTGGGTTTATGAGTGGTGGCATAAGCGTGTCAAGTGGTGACCAAGCCTGGATTGAGTTCCAGCTCTTGCTACTCGACCACGGCGCACAGATCCGTGATGAGATCCCCGACGCAGATGTATGGGCTGACATTGAGACGAGGCTGACTCAGTGACCTGCTGCGAGTATAAGCCGACGCAAGGCCAGTACCACTGTGCTAATTGCTGCCAGACCTTTGGCACGCTGGCACTGTTCGATCAGCACCAGGTTGTCCGCTACTCGCCTCCCGCTAGGCTGGTCTGCCGCAGCCCTGAGAAGCTTCGTGGCGTCATCAGGGATGAGCACGGGGTCTGGCGCACGGCTGAGAACGCCGAGGCCATCGCGCGCCGCCTGAGCGCCATGGAGGAAGGGCGCCGCAGGGGGGCCGTGTAAGGGCACAGAGACCACGAGAGGACCCACCCGGTACGGTCGGGTGGGTCCTCTCTTTGCTCCCCGTCAGAGTCCTTACACGGCGATCCGGGCCAGCTAAAAGATCCGCGCCCAGCCAGCCATAGCGCGCTAGCCCGGATTCTTGCCTGGCTGTCTCGGCCGTATCAGGACCCCCCGGAGCAAATTCGGCATGTGGCACGGGCACCGGCATGGGTTGGGCCACGCCTGGCCACATCCGAGGCACGTCCAGAACTTCCCATTCCAGTGATGTGCGACCACTGGCCCGTGAGGATCGGCAGCGTCAAGCTTGAATCGCAGCTCAGCAATAGTCCCTCCCCTGACGGTAACGCGCCCATCCGACGCCACAAAGGTATTCCCGTCCCGGTTCACATGCCAGAGCGGGTGCATGACCTTGAGGCGTGCGATCTGCGCCGCGGGCGGGATCATAGCCCCTCTTCCCTAATGCGGGCCAGGAACGCAGCCCAGTCCTCACGGCCGATTGCCAGCCGCGGGCCGTCCGGGTCCTTGGAGTCGCGGACCAGGACGCGGGGGCCGAGATCGACCTCAACGCAGCACCCGTGAGGATTGCTGTAACTGGACTTCCTCCACATGGCAGACCTACCCCCTTGTCCTTGCGAGTTTGCTATGGCGCCACGCGGCCTCGTTGAGGGAGATTTCCAGTTCGGATACCGATGCAGCCTTGATTTCACTGGGCTGTGTACGGTGGCGTGCCCAGAAGACAGAACCCCAGGACTCCCCGGAAATCTCCCACTGCGGAAACTCACACTTCAAGCGTGCGAGGTGCGCCGCGGGTGTTCGGCTCAATCTCCACCTCCAAATCCTTGCCGCTCGCGTTCGGCTGCCTCTACCTTGGCTTCAAGGACTTCGGCAGTCGTCGCCTCTATGAGGGGACTGGCCCATGAGGAACAAGCCCACCATGCCCCGGTATGGTCCCCGCGCCAGAAGGCCCATGCGGGGTGACGGGCCTTCAGTGCGCGTAGTTCGATCTCTTCGCTAAGTTCAGCGTCGGGAATGGGGGTAACCGGATCGTCTAGTTCCGAGTCAGGAATGCCTGGCCCCGATGACCAGGCACCGCGACTGTCGGTGCTCACGGCGATCTCGTCTTTGGGCACAACGTCATCCGGTACGCCCGTGGGCACCTCTCCCGGTTCATCCTCTACGGACTGTTCAGTCACCCGAAGGCCCCCCTATTCTTGATGAGTACGGTGTTGGCGTCCACTGGCTGAATCTGCGAACCGTCCGCATGAACGAACTCCGCTACTGCCTTGGCTGCCACCATGGCAGCGGGAATGACCTGCGTCACTGTTACTGGCGCCGCCTTGCGGCGCGTCGGCTGCTTCGTTGTACCGTTCCGCTTGACGGTGCCACCGTTGACGGTCGCCCCTTCCCCTGGTGGCTGGAACGTCACCTCTGGGATGGCAGTCGTCTTGGGCTTACGTCCCCCGCGTCCCTTCGGTGGGGGCACTGCCCCCGGTGGCCTGCCTGGCAGATCGGGGCGCGGGTCGGTAACTGCTGACTCACTGCTGACTGGCTGCGGCGGCGCCGTCTCCCCGTTCCTGGGCTTGCGCGGCTTGGCCTTGCTCCGGTCGTAGACTCCTCTGGGCATGTTCTGCTTCCTCCCGCTCTCGCTGTTTCTTGCGGGCATTGTAGTCATTTTCGTACTGGCGTACATGCTTACGGTTAAGTTCTCTCCAAGCCTGCTTGCGGCAGCGCGTACACAGCTCACTGCGCTGCACGGCCCTGCGGTCACACTTGCGGCACCGCGGGCGCGGCGCGGACTGGTGGGGGATCAGTTCCCCTGAGTCCCTGATCTCGCGGTAATGCTTGCGGCAGTAGTTTCGCCGGTAAATTACATACTGACAGCCGAACATAAAGTAGACACACTTGCCGGGCGGGATCATGACCTCACGCGGCTTGGTCCCAACCAGCCAGTCCAGCGTCAGGTCAGGCTCAGTGAGCCACGTCCGGGTACCTCCCACTCTGAGCGGGGCACCGGGCCTGACCCCGGCCCCCGCGCCGAAGGCCGGGGGCGGCGGCATGGCGTAAGCAACGGCCATCAGAGTTCATCCACGATTGTCTGTGCGATCTCTAGCTGGTCTTCTGGGAGGTGAGCAGAGGCGATGTAGCCGACAGTGGTTTCGTGGTGCGTCACGCGGTAAGGGCGCTCTGGGCAATACTCAAAACGGGCACCGGGGAAGGCTGCGGCGAAGGCGGCCCATATACCGTCATTGACGGCCAGGGGAAGGCGTGACCATCCCCACTCTTCGCCGCCGAACCGTGTTGCATAGGCAAGCATCAGATTCGCGGGACTGTCGGCCACTTGCCACTGTGTACGCTCCATGACCCACCAGGCCCCTTGGCGCTCAATACTGTCCAGCATGGCGAGAGAGTCAGAATAGGGCAGTTCATCGCACGAGACCAGGCCCTTGCCCGCGGTGAGCTTATACATGCCGTCCATCAGTTCACCGCCGTCTGGGTACTCGTCGCCAAGATCGGCATGCAGTGCCTTGTCGTCAGTCACGTTGACCATGACGTAGCGGTCACTGAGCCAGCGCTCTTCCCCGCGGACGGTCAGACTTGGTGCGACGGGTGGGCGCGTGAACAGGTGGCACTTGCCAGGGTTGACCACTAGCAGGGTCCGCAAGCGCTGTATGGCCTTGCGCACCTCAAGGTCGGGTGCCAGTGACGGCGCCTCAACGTAGGCGTCGGTCCCTGCCATCACTCCCCCTTCCCTGTGTAGTCAAAGTTCACGCTGTCTGCCACGGCCATGAAGTCAGCAGGCGTGGCGATCATGTCTTGCCCCTCAAAGACGCGGGCGTAGGTGCTGGCAAACTGCTCGCAGCGGTGTTCCGGCATGGCCTGCTCTTCGGCGTACTGGTACCCCCTGCCCCACAGGTCGTTATAGGAGTTGCGCGGCTGGTCGTGGTGGTCTGCCATGCTCTGTCACCTCGTGAGTGTACTTGGAAGTTGACACTCACGCTAGCCCCTGGTACACGGGGGGTTGCGGGATCAACTCACAGCGGCCGGATCACCTTATTCTCCTGCGCAGCTCGCGCCCCCATGCCTCAGCCTTATAGCGCAGCCCGCGGGTCCAGAACCACCTGATGCGCCAGTAGTAGCTCTCGGTGCCCGGGTAATGGGGCCAGCCCGGGAACCGGGTCACCCTCATGCCGCAGGCGTTGCAGTGGTAGACATGCAGCCGCCTGAAGTGGCCGCCCGTTTCCTCGGCGGACACGTAGCCATTGCAGTGTCGGGGATGTCCCTCGGGAAGGGAACGCCCGGGGCAGCGGTGCGCCTTGTCGGTGTCAGCCCGCCAGATCATCATGCCGAGAGGTGCTGTAGGCGCTCATGGGGTTCGTCTATGGTCAGCCAGTCAGACTCCACACGGAACCGCCGTGCGCGGTCACTGACACGGAACTCGCGGCTTACGCGCCAGCACAGACCCAGGCGCATCAGCATGGCCCTGCGGCCAGTAAAACCGGATTGCTCCCAGCGTTGCCTGACCGTCTCGCCAGTCGGCTCCCATTGTTCGCCCTTGGATTTGCTGGCCAGTAGCCTGAGTTCGGAAATCCGTGCTTCCATCTTGCTGGACATGCTGGCGAAGCGCTCAGCCGATAGATTGTGCGCCATGTATAGCTCTTCAAGCTCGTCTAGCTCTTGCTGAACCTGACGAAGTTCGCCACTGTAATCTGCGGTAACAACCCTGCGCAGAATTACGTCATCCCCGTACTCACGAAGCAGTGAACGTTCCACGCGATCCTCTATCTCGCTCGCCTTGATATAAAAGGTCGGGTGAGGATTTGCCTTGTTTGCGCAGCGGTAGGCATTGCGATGGTAGTACAGTGGCGCGTCACATTCTCCGCAGAAGGCAATGCGGATCAGAAGATGGTTAGTTTCGTGCTGGCCTCTATGGGGGCGAGAGGAAGCCCTGAGTGTTTGCTGTAGATGTGACCACTCTTCCTCTGTCAGGATTGGGTCATCTGAGATCAAGACGGGAGTCCCATTCTGATCTAGAACCGAGTGCCCCTTGTACTGCAATTCACCGCGAAGGTAGCGCGATCCGATGATTGACTGAATAGCCGTATTCCGCCAGAGCTTCCCTCTCTGCGGTGTAGGTATTCCGTCTTCATTAAGCGCACGGCAGATGACCGGCTGGGAGACACCATCAAGGATGTCATCCACAATGCGGCGCACTACAAGAGCTTCCGCGCTTTGTTCTAGTTTCCATCCCGTAGCATCTTTGCATTCGGTCTTGCCGTGGCAGGCGCATATCGGACGGTAGCCGTAGGGGACAACGCCGCCGTTCCAGCGGCCGGTGGCACGCAACTCTACCGATGCGTCCTTCCTGCGCTCCCCGATTCGCATGCGCTCAAATTCGGCAAACATGATGAGGATGTTAGCCATCAGCCGTCCCCATTGTGAGCCGAAGTCAATTCCCTCTGAGACGCTGACAATCGCCTTACCGTGTTTGTCGCACCATTGCAGCAGCAGTTGCCAGTCGAGTAGGGACCGGGATAGCCGGTCAAGCTTGGAGACGATGAGGTAATCCCATTGTGCGATTTTGTCTGGCTCAGTGAGCCATGGCCCTAGCTCTGGGCGCTCGAATGGGCTGACCGCGCCTGAAACGTCAGTGTCTTCTGTCACGTGGACGAGGCGGTCACCGCGCGCCTTGACGGTGAACTCGATTGCGTCATCCTGAACCGCAATGCTTACGCTACTGTCCTGGGCGTCACTGAGACGCTTGCTGCCTAGTGCCCGCATGCCTGACATGGTGCCCGCCCTGCCTTTGATTCTGGGTACGACACGCCCTAGCCGAGCGTGTAGACAGATCATACCACGAGGTGTCGTGGTGGCAACTGTCTACACGATGTGCCTAGCGCTGACCAGCGCAAACAGGTCAGCCCATCTGCGATGCCTGCTGAAGTTGATCAAGGAACTGCCGCACCGGGTTGAACATGGTGGGCATTAGTTGCCGCGTCTCGTCAATGCCCATCCACCTCCATTCGTCGTGGTCGTCAGGGTCTCCGAGGTGAACCGCTCCCCCCGGGGCCACGTCGGCATGCACGTAGATAATGTGCCGGGTAACGAGGTCATGCACCCGCTGCCCGATGTACTGCGTGCTCGTTACATCAAGCCCTGATTCCTTGTGAACGAGGCGCACCGCTGCGGCGTGCGGTGACTCGCCCGGCTGCATGTCGCCGCCCGGGAAAGTCCACGGGGGAACCTTGTCCCTGCGGTGAAAGGTCAGGACTTCATCCTCCGCGGTGATGATGGCCAGGCAGACAGGGGGCTGTACTGGGATGGTCGTGGGGTCTGTCACCGGATTACCCTTTCCTCGCGCTGCTTTGATGAGCTGGCTTGCTCTGGCTCTGCTGATCCCTACGTGGTCGGCCACCTGCTGGACGTTCCAGTGGAAGCGGTCCTGTAGCCCAACTAGGTAGTGTCCCCGGAACGCCGCTACCTGTCCCGTCAATGACGAGAGCGCGCCGTGGAGGTCGTTAGCAGCCTCCCATGCCTCCCGGGGATCGTAGTGCGCCCAGATGGCCGCACAGGCGCTTGCGCAGGCTTCCACCATCCTTTGCTGTTCGGACTCAGGCGTCGTGCCCTTGCGGTAGCTGACCACGGCACAGGAGTCTACCGCAGCCCCCCCCTTGCATGCCCGTAAGAGTGGGCTTACGATGCCGGTAGGCCCCTCTTACGGGGGCTCGCGCCCCTTCGCTACGACAGGGGCAGTGAAGGGCCACGCTCCGCGGGTGACCCGCTAGCGGAAGGGAAGATCAACGGGCATCCCGGGGAGTGTCATAAACCAATCCCACCAGACCTACCAGACCTAAAGGGGAGGAAAGGAAGGGCCTTATGGGTAATCTCGGCAACGTTCCAGAGCCAGAGCCACCGCAACAGCCAGCGTCAGTGGATATGGCCAAGCGGCTGCTCACGTATGAGCTTCGGTTGCTGGACGAGACAAGCGGGCCGGGGATATTCGGGCCGCCCGTTCTGGCTGCGCTGCTCAAGCTGGACAATAGCGTCCATGAACTGATCTGCGCTCTAGCCGAGAACTAGAACTACAGAGGGAAACGATCAACGATGGCACAGACGGCCGAATATCAGCTAGTTGACCCGACAGACGTTGAAGTCAACGAGTCGCACGTCATCTGCAAAGGGCAATGTCCCCGATGCAAAGTTTTCTGGTCGGAACGCGAAGATCAATCGTGCGCATGTTTCTCCCCCGATGCGCGGGTTGTTGACAAGCGTCAGGCGTTTGAAATGAACGTGCGGCAGACGGTGATGTCGGTTATCAAATCTCTCGGCCCCTAACGGGTGGGGAAGCCTCTTAAGGGCTGAGAGACGCAACCCCCCCACGCTTTGGGCGCGCAAGCTGGTGCGTGGGGGGGTTGCCACCATTCAACAGGAGACAGGCATGTTCGTTCTGATAGGTGTCTCGTGGCAGTTCCCTATGCTGCTCGTCGGCATCACTCATTACGCGCCTACCGGATGGGCGGCGCCGCTCATTCTGCTGGGAGTCATCCACGGCACGGCGCATTTCTTTGTGCCGCTGTACTTCATGGCACTCCTGAGCGGGATACGCAGGCGGCCCTACAGGGTGACGGGCGGCAAGGTCTTCACGCTGGTTGACCGAACCCCTGCCGACATGACTTACGGTATCGAGTGCCGTCAGTGCGACTGGGCCACGCCCGTATGCACTGAGCCAGAACACGCAGACCTGCGGGAAGCCATACACACGAAGGCCACCGGGCACGGGGATTACAATGACCTTGCCACATGGGAAACACGGCGAAGAGTGATTTAGATGACGGTCGTCATGACATTCAAGGACACCCTGATAAGGAAAGCCATCAAAGACCTAGACCGCGCCGCTAGCGCGAAAGCGCCTAGTCTCACCTATGAGCTGGCGCACCTTGCCGCACTGGGCGCGGCCGGTGCCATCGTCACGGCACGGATAACCCCAGCGCAGGCAAACACCGTGCTCAGGCCGAAGAGCGTATGGGAAGCACTGGAACGGGTCGTGCCAGAGCTAGATGAGTGGGCAGCCTATTTCGCGGACGGCGCACTGCTGGCGCGCAAGGCGCACTGCGGCACCGCGCAGGTCAGCCCTGAAGACGCAGAGGAAATGCTTTCCAATGCGCGCCGGTTCACCGACATAGCGGAGGGGATGGTCTAGCCATGCCGCAACTCGACAACTCTTCAGTCCACGTGTTCTGGCTGACCCCGATGCCGGGAGTAGCGGAAACGCACCGGGTAATCGTGGCGATGGACATACGCCATGAGTGCATGGTCGTGGTGCTGCCTGACGATTCCCAGGTAGTCATCAGTGCCGACCGCGCTGTCTGTCTCAGGGGAGGCAGAATGCTCACCCTGGGCCAGTGGCAGTACGCGCTTCCCTCTTCCGGCTATGAAGCCAGCGAGGTCCCCCCGGAGCTGATACCGCCCGAGACCAGGCCAGGGGCACCCGGTACTTACACCCTGGACGGCAGGCGTACATTTGCCTGACTAGTCAGTCAAGGCTCCATCCTCCCGCGGGTAGTCGGTTTCGAATACCAGGACCGAGCGCGGCGGCAACATCGCCACTACCAGGCGGTCACCAAGCCACGGGTCAAATATGACGCCCGTTGGCGCTATGACCTCCCACATGGTAAGCCCGTCTTCCCGTACTACCGTGCTGCGCATGACGCGGCAGGCCGTCTCGGTACCATCCCAGTGGATGATTCTTACGCCTTCGGGCCTCGGCCTAACTAGTCTCGCCGTGAGTAGTCTCTTCAGGGGGCGATACTTCATTTCGTTCCTCCTTCGCCTCGGAATCCCACTCCCAGCCCCCGTCACGGAAGACCATCCGGTGGTTTGGCGAATCGGTGAACTTGCATTGCAAGGTCTGCCCTTCGGTGCCGAGCTGGGCAGGCCCGTCAGGGTACAGGTCTGCAACCGTTTGCGTGCAGCACCGCATCAGGCCGCCTGGCCGCAGCACATCGTATTTCCGTTCCGCTGCCTCCATTAAATTCTCCCTCGGGGCCGCTTGGATGTTGCCATGATCCACTCCGTCACACTACACTCCCTCTCTCATGGGAGACCATTCACGCCCCTCTGGCCCTTCGGTGCAGGAACTGCAACGCGAGCTGAGCGAGCTGCAAGCGAAGTACAGCCTGCTACAGGACCAATACGGCTTGCTACAGAACATGTACGAAGAGGCCATGGCGCTGGTGGCTGACACGCTGAAGCGGCTTGACCCGGCCTCTGAGGCGGCGCGGCACCTGCGGCTACTCCCACCCCTCGGCCTAGGCATCGGGGCGATCCTCGGCCTTGGCAGGCTCGTGCGCGCCCACCTGGGCGCCGTGGTGACTGGTGCTACCGCCGTAGCGGGCATAACCGCCATGGCCGCGGTGTACCAGGTAGCTACTGTGCCTGCCCCTAGGGGTCGTGCTCCGGTCACCGTCACGGTTCCCTCCGCGGGTACATCTTCATCGTCCGGGGGATACATACAGAAGCAGGCCGCGCCTCGGGGCACCGGGACCGGGGGGGTTGGTCACCATAGCCATCCGCAGGCGCGGCCTACGTCTTCTAGTTCGGGCAGTACCCTGCCAGTGCCGACAGCACTGCCGGTGAGCCCGACGCCGACGCCGACACCTCTCCCGGTACCGACGCCCAGCCTTCCACTGCCTACCCCGACTCTGCCTCTGCTTCAGTGTCAGCCGGGGCACGAACGATATCTTCATCCTTGTCCGTGCGATCCGACAGATAGAAGCCGATCTTCCTGTCATACCCCACCACCAGGAAGCGGCCTCGGCCAAATAGCAGGTCTAGTAGCAGGCTTACCTGCGTCTTCTCGTCATCGTTCAGCTCTTCACCCTGCCGCTTTTTGGACTCGGCAGTGAGCATGTATGCCAGCCGGTGGTGCCGGTGCTCAGGAGAGAGCTTCCAGGGAAGCAGGTTGCCGTGCGAGAGGTTGCGGGCCGGGAATCCCAGCCGTTCAAATTTCTTGGCCACAGCGGGCCGCGTAGGGCGCCAGACCTTGCCGTTACCCCTGTAAACGGCTTCTGCGATCTCGTCATACGTGAGCCCCTGATTGAACAGGGCAAGCATCTTCGCATCACTCGGCCAGGGTCCAGAGACGGGCATGCGAGCTTTCACCTCCAAGTCGGTTGCGGCCAAGTATGACTGCCAGGGGGGATCGTGTCAACTTCCATGGGGTAACTTGGAAGTTGACACGATCACGGAAGCGGGGTGATACTGCCCCAAGTGATCATGCTGGCTCACCTAACTCGGCAACGGAGGGGATAGATGAAGCGTGGGCAACCGGAACGCTCAGCTACCAGACGGCCACCCCTTGCAGTGCAGCACGGAAGGCTGCAAGACCAAGCGGCGGCTCGCCCGCCCCCCACTGTGCGCGAAGTGCCTCGGCAAGCTCAGGCGCGGCACGCTGCGAGGCCCACCAGGGGCACAGCAAGAAGTCCTGCCAGAGGATGGCATCGTTGACTACATTGCCGTGGAAGTGGCCGCCAAAGGGTGGCGGCCCGTAAGGCTAACCAAACGCGAGCGAGTTCTCGCCGCAGCGCTTATCATGGCCCAGTCCCACGATCATGTGGGCGAGGTCATCATGGACAGATTGCACATCAGCCGTACCAGCGCGTACCGTCTCGTGGAGTTCGTGAAGGGCCGGGAAGCCGACGTGCCGCAGTTCTCTGTCTCAGACAAAGACGCCAGCTTAAGTCACGGGAGGAAACATTGGCACCGAACCAGGAAAGACAGGAGTTGTTTGAGACTTACGCAGACGTGTGGGCGCACCGGCTGCTCTGCATGGGAAGTAAGCTTCCGGCCTTCATTGAGAGCATGAGCCCTGCTGGCCGCTTCATGGCCGTAGGCGCCCTGTATTCGGCAGGTGGCCTGCCAGAGGCCGCAGCCGTGGAACTCCTGTTCCGTCCCGGCAACGTGGTAATCGCCACGAATCCACATGATCTCACCGTGGATGAGATCTATGCCGTAGCCGAGCTGATCATGAAGGATGAGCACCCGCTCTGCGATCTCCCCCACGTCATGGGACTTGCAGGACTGGACTGGCCGCGTGGCAGTGGCGACTATCACGGCGGCAAGCCCCGCGGGCAGATGAGCAAAAAGGAGAAGCGCAAGGCGGCTGACGAGCTGGCTAACGTCATCAGTTCGCTAGACCCGGGCTGGACGGTGAGCGCCTGAACGGGCCGACCCTAACAACCACCCACGGCTCTCCTGAAAACCGCTCCTAGCTCTTACACGGGGGCCTAGGATGGGGCACTATGGACGCGCTACGGAACTTCATCAGGTGGATATAAGCTTCCCCGTCTCCGCATGGATGGGGGAGACCTGCCCCAGCGGCAGGGACAACTGAATAGGCCCGAAGGTGATTCTGCGAGCCGGGCCGAGAGGGAAAAAGGAAGACCCCCCGGGACGGTGAGCCCGGGGGGTCTTCTGCCCTGTCACAAAACCGAAGCGTGCTACGGGGGTAGTGGCACGGTCGGCGGGTTCCCGGGAACTTTGGGAACCGCGGATGAGTCTAGCACGTGAGAAAGCCCCTGGGGACGGTCAGGGGATGGCCAGTTTGACCGTTTGCGGGCACCCAGGGGCTTTCAGCTTCCAACCTAGCATGCACGGCCTGTCAGGTGAAGAGCCCTTCTACGAAATGCCACCAGAGCCAGACCTCAAGCACGCCGAAGATGCCTGCGAACAGGAAGTGAACTCCTGACCAGGTGCGCATGGACATATCATTGTGCGTGCCGATCAGGCGCCAGACCTGATCACTGAGCGTCCCATGGTCGTGACCCAGGAGCGCAATGGTTTCAGGAACGGCGAACGTGACCAGCAGGACCAGTGCCCAGATCAGCCAGTACCATGCCCAGTTAGTCACGGGGTCACCGTGGGCGTGGGCGCGTTCGGCGCACCGGCCTTAACGCTCGCGGTCTTGGCCACGTTGAAGTACGCCAGCAGGACGGGCACAAGGGCAGAGCCGACCTCATAGAGCTGCGTGGAATTGACCTTGAAGCCCAGGTGCGCAGCGGTCAGGACCACCTGGCCCACGATCAGCGCCACAACGCCCGGGTTGTCACGCAGGTAGACAAGCGCGGCGGTAGCCGCGCTCTTGAGACTGGACATGGTTACCTCATTTGGTAGTGATCGTCACCCATTGCGAGTGACTTCCTGTTACACCTGGGCGTGCATAGATGCCCAGCTTGTATTCGTGCTTCATCTTCAGGTGACGGAAGACATAGCTGCCAGACCCATCAGTGGATTCAATCTCCACGTGGTCAAGGTGTGCGCCAGTGGGTACGTCGATCAGGTCGGCCCAGTAGCCGGTGACATCCTTGGCGCCAGACCAGGTAATGGTGGCGTTGGTGAACTTGGCGCTGGCATGCACCGACGTTGGCTGAGTGGCCATGCCGGGTGGCAGAGGCGGGGGTGCAAAGAAATTGTCCGCGAGTAGCGACTCGTCAAGTGACCGGCCGTGAGACACGTCAGTCCATTGCGTGGCATCGGCGTCGGTGCCACCAATGCTGAAGCCACACGAGCTGGCGCCGCAGAAGTGCGCCGACTTCGTGTAGTGCGCAGACCAGACACGGTAGGTGCCACGGGCAAAGCCATTGGCCTGCATGGTCAGGTACAGGTGCCCTAGATTACTGGCCTGTGTGTAGATGACGGGCCGGTGAATGCCTCGCGCCTGCTGGCGCTTGAACCACCCAAAGACCTGGCCAATAGTGGCATCGCCTGTTTCCACGTCAAGGCACGTGGCATCGCCACCGGCAAAGACAGAGATATCCAGCAGGTGTGCCTTCGGGAACTTGGCCTTGAGCGCACCGAAGTTGGCGAACCGGCCATTGACATATCCGGCATAGGCATAAGCACCAGGCGGAAGCAGGCTCAGGGTAACATCGTCATACATGACGTTGGTCATGACTGCCTTTCAGAGTGTCACGTGACCGATAACCGTCCACCCCGCAGCGGGATAGGGGACGGTTGCCTCGGGGGTGTTCGCCCACATGGGGACGCCCTGATTGGTGAGCCAGACAGAACGGGCCACCATCGTTTCCCCAGTGCGGTCACTGGATAGCACGTCGCCAACGGTGATCGGTGCGAAGCCGGTAACCACGGTGATGGGCACCTGATCCGGGGGAGCGCTCAGGGTCCCCGTCATGGCCCCCGTGGGGTCAATGACGGCCGAGGCCGCCTGGACGCTGCCAGGCCCGAACAGGGCCAGGTGGTATCCGCCAGCGTCAATAGCGGCGACCTGAGCGACGAACAGGAATTGCTCTCCCGTTTGCAGGTCGGTGAGAACGGTCATCAGGCAATCCGCTGGACGGTCAGGAGCGAATTGGCCCGGACGGTGGTGATGGTACTCGTACTGCCAATCTGTGCCCAGCGGAACTTAAGCGTGCCGGCTGTGCCACCAACGATCACGATACCATTAATAGCCAGCCCCAGCGTGGAAGATACCCCGACTGTACCCCCTTGCACTACATCAGACCCAATCTGCGAAAGTGGGATAGTATACGTCTGTGACTGGTTCATGCGGCCAGGCATTGCATATTCCATCGCGTACCCGGAGGGACCAGACCAGGTAAACTGCATGCCACCAAGAGTGACGCTATTAAGGCCGTCGTAAAAGATCATGCCATCGAGACGATATGACGAGTTAGCCGCAAGTGCGATCTGCAAGTCAGGGTCATCAGCAATGGTGGTATTGGATGCCCGCCCCGTGTCCAGGGGCTTGATAACGGAGTCCACCACAAGCCAGTTGTTGACATCGCTGGCGGTAAGAATCTGGCCAGGTACCCAGGTAGGAGTGGGCATTAGTTCCCCTCAGAAGGTAAGCGCGTTATCGTTAAGGCGGCCCGTGACAGCGTTGTCCAGCGTGAAAAACGATCCGTACTTGCTGGCGTCCTGCAATGTCCACGTGGTCAGCCAGGTGGAATTAGTGGCATCAAAGGTGTGAGATACCCCGGAAATGAACCCGTCACGGGTGACCGCCGTCACGTTGGGGGGACGGCGCACGCCGGTAATCCGGTCACCCATGTCCCGGCCAAGCACCTGCGGCCACAAGTCGGTAGGCTGATACTGCGGATCAACCGTGATGGAATCGAAACGGTCTTCGCCAGATTTGGCGATGTAAAGGACCCAGCCTGCCCAGTTCAGGGCGTCCACATCACCAGTGACAATCAGGTCACTGCGGCTGTAAGTGCGCGGGAACAGGTACATAGCAATTGATGCGGCGTCGGTAACCTCTTGCTGTGTCCCGCCAACCCGCGTGGCCTGGATATCATTACCGATCGTTGTGTCATCGTCGGCCCGGCCAATGGTGGCACAGGGGAGTTCAGCGCCAGCAGGGTTGTCGCCAAAGGTGGCCTGCGAATTAACCGACCGCGACTCGTTGATCAGTGCTCGGCGGTTGCGGAACACCACCGCCCCGGAACCGTCAATGTAGACCTGGCCTAGTTCGGAATCCGACGCGAGGCGGATCAGGTCAAGGACAACGCCGTTAAAGGTGGTGGCCTGTAGTGGCGAATCCCCAGCGGCGATGATGCGGGCACCGCCCCCCTGGCCCGTGTACCAGTTGGCCGCGTTCAGAAGGCGGTTGATCCGTGCGCCGGTCAGCTCCCCGGCACCGACAGCGGCCACGGCAGGCAGGGTGATCCCTGCCAGAATTTTGAATCCGTCAGTGGCGGATAGTGTCCAGATCGACTCTGGCCCTGCGAACGAGACAGCCGACTCCTGCCACGAGTCAGCGAACCCCCTGAAGATCGGGTACCGCACGTTGCCCCACACCGCCGAGATCCGGACTGGCACCATGGCATGCACCTGGGAAACGCCACCGGATACGTATGGGCCTGACAGATTATCCGGGTCAAAGCGGCCATCGGAATTGTCAAGCATAATGCTCGCCGTACCGGCCTCAAATTGCAGCAACGGTCCCTGCACCCGCGAGGATGGGCGCGTAGTCGTGAAGCCCAGCACGTAGGCAGTAACGTCTGTCCACGTGTCAGCGGTCGCAAGGAAATCGGTGTCGAGAAGCCCAAAGGATGCATCGTTGAGCGTCATCGTGCCAGGACCGGAAACGGGCTGGCCCGCGACAAGTGCGACCTCAACAATGATCTGCGGCAGGACGGGTGTGGCCATCAGGAGCGCCAGCCCTTCCCAGACCTCTGCTCATACTTGCGGATGGCATGCACCACTTCACGGCCCACGTCCGCGGGATGTGCGAGCGGCGCCGCAGTGACGTTGATGTAATACGTGGTGCCGCCGCCGCCGCCGCCAGCAGGACTCACATACTCAGGACCCAGCTCGCCAAAGGCGTAGCCGTGGCCACTGCGCAGACCCCTGCCGATGATGGGCTCATTGATCCATCCGCCCTTGCCGTACCAATTGAAAGCCAATTCGTGATTTTCCGCGGCAGCGGGTGAACCGTAACGGCCCCTGATGTAATTCAATCCCCAGATGATCTGATTCTTGTAGTCACCCAGGTTATAAGGATGGCCATGCCCTAGGCTCTGCGGAATCCCGTAGGCGCCAGAAGAGCGATTGACCGCCCAAGCGTCCCAGCCGCTTTCCTGATTCCACAACGGGATAAGGGAGTTCATCTGAGACGATCCCCACCCATAGGCGCCCATAAGTGAGCGCGCGAATGCCTGCGCCACGGCGGCCGAATGGGTACGTGCCCCGGAGTCGGCGCCGACTCGCATCATGGCCGCGCCAGCGGTCTGTATCTGGTGCGTAAGTGCCTTCAGGGTAGATTCCGTCAGGGATTTGAGGATGCTACTCATCCCCGGCGCTACGCCCGGTATGCTGCCCAGCATCCCGGTAATGGCACCGAAAGCTTTATTCTCAATCCAGGCGAATGGATGAGAGAGCCAGCCCAGGACATTACTGCCCAGGTGCTTAAGAGCCGAAATTGGGTTGGGGATGCCACCGGCAGCGTAACCCGGCACTCCAACGGCGCTGAATGCCGGTGCGAGTTGCTGTGAATGTGCAGCGGAGACAACGGTCTCACCCTTGCTGACACGGGCCAGCACGTCATCCGACTTGGGGCCACTGCCTACGGTGACCCTGCCACCTTCGGCCATGTGCGCAATAGGCAGCTTGAGGCTTCCTAGCCCAACGATGCCCGAAATCTTGTTCCAGATGCCAGCCAGACGATCCCAGACGTTATTTACCACCCATGCGACAGGTGTGCGGAAAGCGCCTTCAATGCCATGAATGGCAGAAGCGACACCGCTAACAGCTACCTTGGTGATACGCTTTACATCGTTCCACATGGTGTCCCATACGCTGGCCACGGAATGACGCAACGTATCGAAGTTGGTCGCTATCTGATGCCAGAAGTTCCGTAGGGTAGCCATGCCGTTACTAATGCCATCGTGAAGGCGAAGTCCAATGTCTCCCCACAGATGATCCCAAATACTGGCAACGTCGTGACGGAGACCATCAAAGATGTGCGCAATAGTACGCCTGAAGCCGGTTGTTAGCCCAATCTCGTTGAGGAAAGCCTCTGCGAGGCGCCTGCCTATAGCATTCCAGAATGTGTCCCAAATATGAGACACGTCATGGCGAATGCCGTCGAAAGTGTGGGTAGTCTTATCCCAGAACTGGCGATACCGGCCACCGATACCACCCAAGACAGACCCTAGCTCTCTTCCAACTGCATCCCAGGTACTATTCCAGATATGTGCTACGTCATGACGTATTCCATCGAAAACCGAAGAAATATCGTGACGCACCTTATCGAAGATGCTAGCTACATCATGACCAAACTTTTGCAGGCTAACAAAGCCTGCACTTACCATGTTCCCCAAGGTGGCGAAGAAATTGCGGAAGTTATCGCCCAGCGCACGAACCGCATTATGCAATGCTTTCCAGTTGCCCGTTAGCAGCGCGCCGATGATCCGGCCGATGTCATAGAAGATCTTACCGACATCTATAACGGCATGACCAAGCATCACCATTTCGCGGGCGATGTAGGTTGCCACCACGCCGATACCAACGAGAGTACCAGAGAGGGCCAGGATGACAGCCTTGAACACAATGGCCGAGGCTTTCATGCCAGGACCCATTACCTTGATGAACGGGACGAGGCCATCGGTGATCAGCAGGACAAGTGCGCCGGTCATTGTCTTGAGCGCGCCTGACTTGACCATGGTATTCATGGCCTGCGTGAATGCAGGGATTAGCGCCTTACCGCCCTGCTCAAGAATGATCATGAAGGCTTTGAGGAACGGCAACGATGCCTTGAACATCGCAGACAGCGCAGGCCCCATCGCCTTTAGCCAAACGCCAAACTGCTTGAAGATATCACCAAGCGGCCCCATCATGGTCCGCAACGGGGCGATAAGGTTCTGCCCGAGTCCCTTAAGGCTCTGCTGAAAAGCCAAAAATGGCTGATAGAAGGCAGAGTCCTTATTGAACTGCTTATTTGCCGCTGCCAGGCTTTGCTGATCGAGTGCCTTGGTTGGCCCCGTGGCGGTCTTCAGCGCCGTCTGAAGCTGAGTGATGTTTGACGTGTCGATCTTGAGGGCCTTATTGCCCGAAGAGGCACCGTAGACACCACCAAGAATGCCGCCAGCGCCGACGAGGCCACCGATGCCAAACCCCGTGACGGCTGGCAGCAGGGCCGCCAGAAGCGAAGCCAGCGACCCGTAAAGGGCTGGGCCACCAGAGGCTAGCCCCTGGCCCACGCCACCCGAGAGGCCACCCGAGAGGACGCCCCCGCCACCGCCCCCACCAGAATCCTTGGAGCCACCGCCGAAGATGCCCTTAGTGGCCGCAGTCTCAAGCTTGGCCAGCCAGCCACCATTGGCCTGGTCTAGCGTCTCCTTGATCTTTACATCCACGGTCTTGTTATGGATGCTGTCCAGCAGAAGCTTGGCCTTAATGAGCTGCGACTCAAACTTGGCGTAGTCCTTAAGCTTAAGGTCAGGTTCGGCTGTCATTTCACTAAGCTTGAGGATCTTCGCCTTGATGTCGAGAAGGGTTGCCTTAGTCTTCTCGTCACCCTTGGTCTCAAAGACAACCTCGGCGTGCTCGTGATTAAGAATCTGAATCTTAAGCTTGAGATCCTTAAGCTTGGCCTGTGCCTGGGTATCGTCAACCTTCGGCTCTAGCCCCTTGGCGAACTCCGCATGAAGAGCAACGGCCCTTTGGGCAAGCTCGTCAAGGCTGGCCTTAGCCTTTTCCGTGCCAGAGGTGAGGATGTTCATTCTGACATAGCGCTCAGCCATGACTCACCCTCCCATCGCTTCCCAGCGCTTTTTCTCGCGCTCCCAGTAGGCGTCTATCTGTATGACGTAGTTGCAAAAGTCCCCATAACGCAAAGCGTCCACTTGACGTGCGTCCATATGACAGACGTGCGCGAGATCAAACAGGTACTCGCTTCTCAGTTTGTCCGGATCGCCGTCAAGCAGACGCTTCTCATTTACACCGGGGAGCTTTCCGTGCTCTCCGCTTTTGGGTCAGCCTCGGTTCCCGCGGCCTCGTCAATAGCGCGGGCAAACTTCACGATCTTGAAATCAATGCGGTCAATGTCTGCCGCAGGCTCACCGTTCTGGCACAGCATGAGCCAGAACACGGCACGCAGTGCATCGGGGTCACCCTTGGTGAGCCCATCCTCAAGACCCATGAGAGTCAGCCCGCAACTGGACTTCATGGTCCTGGCCTGAGCCACGGTGATCTCTTCCAGGTCAAAGGTGTATTCTTTGCCTTCGTACTTCACGTGCATTACGGGAGTTGAGTCCATTGCCTCATGCCTCTCTAGGGACGGTCGGTGCCAATCTCTTTAGCCCAGTCGTCAATGATGTTTGCGAATGCTTCTGCTGCCCGGTCCCCGGCCCGTTCCGCTCCCTCTTCTAGGAAGGGGCGGTACGGCTGCGGTGCCCAGTGCCAGTGGGCACGCGGGCCACGGGCAAACACGGGGTGCCATACCGGGGGATTGCTTGGCGGATCGAACGGGTAAGCGTTCGGTGCCGTAGGCCCACCGCCAAGGATGTAGACAGACTTGTGATCGCTCTTGACATGCAGGCTCATGGGGATGCGCTTTGAGAATCCGTCTGAGATCATGCGGCACTCTTCAGCGATGATTTCCCCTGCCTCTTTGAGGCGCTTTATCATCTGGTCAGTCATCTGCTGGCTACTGCCCTGTGCCAGTTGGCCGAGAGGTGGCGTGACCTTCATGGAGACAGGGCGCGCGTTACCTGACGGCCGGTGGGCGAAGTGACTCACACTGCTGCGCTTGTAACGCCTCATTCAGACCCCCCGTGTAAGACACAGGGCGGCTTTTGGGGGCACCCCTGGTGTGACGGGATGGGTCCAGGTCCCCAAGCCCTTAGATTCCTTACAGAGGCCGTGCCGCTGGCCCGTCCAGTCGCTCTCTGCTATGAAACGGAGTGATGCCAGCCCGCTAGTAGCGCCGCGACTCGCACGCGGCCTCTGGTCAGTTGAGCTTGCGCTTTGCGTTGACCGCCGAAGGCGTGTCAAACTCGCCGGTACTCTTCTCGTCGCCCACGGCTCCGTAAACGGTGAGGCTGTAGGACGGCGAAACCTGAGCGCCGCCGTCGTTAGCGGTCAGGGTGAAAGTGAACCTGCCGGTAACGGTCGGGGTGCCAACCAGGCGCGGGTCCGTAGAGGTCGATACGGTAACGCCAGCCGGGAGCGCGCCAGTGTTCACGCCAATGGCCGTCACGGCGGCACCGGCTGTCATGGCAAGCCCCGCCTCATAGGGGACGCCAAGGAACGCGGGTGGGAGGGTGACCGTCTTCCAGACAATAGCCATGGGAGTCCTATCCTTTAGTTCAGGCCATCAAGCGGGCCACGCCCACCAGTAATGGTTTGATCCTGCGGAGACTGAAGCAGGTTGAGCGTGTAAGTGCCCGAGACAACCGCGCCAGCGGTGTCAGTGGCCGACACAGTAAAGGTGTAAGCGCCAAGGCCCGACTTGGGAGTATTGCCGGAAGACGCGGTACCAACAGGGGTGCCGGAAATCCGCAGTGACCCAGGCGCAGCGCCAACGGTGTCCAGGGCCAGTCCAGCGGGAAGGCCGGTAAGTGCGCCGCCAGCCACGATTGACTGCGCGGTGACAGGAGTTGCGGCTGCCTTGTACCCAATAGATGCCTCATAGGGAACACCGAGATAGGCAGGCGGCAGGGCGACAGTGGTGTAAACGATATCAGCCATTACTCAAGATTCCTTTTTCTGGCCTGCTCTTCGGGTGTTAGATCGGAATGATCAACGTACCTGACCACTTCCCTGACAACTTCCCTGACCACGACTTTCGGCTCAGGTGCAGGTGCATCCTTGGGTGCGGGTGCTTTTGAAGTAGCCATCAGAGAGTCGTATCCTCAGTCTGGTAGGTGACCTGAATGGGCGTGGTTGCCTCATCGTCCAGGCCGGTGAATGCCACGGTCTGGCTAACGAGCTGCGGCCCGGCCACCTTGGGCGATTCGCCGTCAAGCTTGATATTCGGCACGATGATGTCAAACAGGTAATTGGAAGTGCTTACCGTTGCGCCGGTCAGGGTAATCTGAAGGCTTGTCGTGGTGTCCGCGGCGAAAGCGTTATACATCGCCTCGCTTGAAAGCCAGTCCACCATGAGCTGACCAGTGATAGAGCGGAAGCCGTTTTCAAGCTGCTCTGCCTTGAAGCCAGCACTGCCCAGGAAGTAGCGCCCAGTGTCCAGGGAAACGGCCTGCTTGACGCTCGCGCTCTGCACGTTCGCTGCGGCGGTAGCACCGACAAGGGAAACGACGCCGGATGCAACGGTCGGCGTACCGCCCGTGAAGATGGTTGCCTGACGGAAATGGAACTCAGACAGGCCGAGCCCCGTACCGGGAACCGTGTTGAACGTAGCGAGTGGGGGAACCGAGCCGTTCAGCGGGTCAGAGTTACCAGCGCCAGCCAGCTCATTCCGGCCGTCAATATTGATGGTGAGCTGAGCCAGAGCGCCAGTCGAGACCGCGACTTCCCAATCAGTGAGCTTGACGCCCACATACGTCAGGGGCTCTACGACGCCACCGTCAACGGTGGAAACGCCCTTCTGGAAACACAGCGAGTGCCCCTGTAGGCCAGGCGACGTGGGCCAGTGAACCGACTTGTAGATGCCAGTGACGCCTATCTGTGTAGGCGTGGCCCCCGCATAGCCGTATGAGCCGACCATGGCCTGAATCAGGTTGCCAATGAACCTGGTTTGCAGGTCCATGACGAAGCCACCGTTGACATCGTAGTTGGTCAGCACGCGCCGCTTGGCGCGGTCATAGAGACCGCCAGCATGAAGCCCCTGACCCTGAACGGTGGTCTTCACCATTTCAAGAGTCTCGCTCCTGATTTCAAGAGCCTCGTTCGTGCTCAGTGCGGCAGGAACAACACCAAAGGTTGTCTCAGGCTTATAGATAAGCTGAGTTCCGATACCAGAGGCGACAGCCATTACTTGCTCCCCTTCAGGGGCGGCGCCCCATCATCTTCAAGGCGGGAAACATCGGCGGCGTCAGACGCGGGCACTTCGTCAAAAAACGCCTTGTCATAGATCACGCCGTCAGGCACTTCCAGCTCGTCACCCGGCACGAAGTTGCCGAACGTTTCTTTGCACTTGAGTTTCACGGTTGTCCCTAGGTAAGAGAGGTGATGCGCTGGCTGCAATGGACATCAAAGTGGAGCAGTCCAATGGACTTGCCGTTGTTATCTGCTTCGGGGATGAAGGTGAATGTCCCGACTTCCGCGAAGCGCACGGCACCGTCATTGCCGCCTGCCGTGCTGGGCAGTGTCCAGTTATTTGCCACTGTCAGGGATACAATCCCGAACGCAGCCATGACCTCTGTCTGGCGTGACATGTAATCCTGGTCACCAGCCCAGCTCGCTATTTCCATAGCGATAGCAAAGGTCTCTTCACGGCGATAGCTTGGCCCTAGT